TGCCGTTGGAAAAGAAATCGGACCTGGTGGATGAACGCACGGCGTTCCCACGGATCCTTGATGGACCGGATGGCCCGGCGCATGGCGTTGAGGCGCTCCCGCTCCCACGGCTGCTCCAGATAGAGGCAGGGCAATGCTCCGTCTTCCCAAATGCCCCAGGAAGATTTCAGGTGTCGTTGCACCACGCGGCCATGAACAAAGTTGGCGAACTCCTTCGCCACCGCGTGAACCATTGAGTCATCTAGTTCGATTTTCATAAAATAAATAATGGGTGCAGCCTCCGGCTGCTCAGATCAGGTTGGGAAAATCGGGGGTTTGTTCGCCCGCATCCTCGCCCATTGGTTTATTGCCAATGAGAGCCGCAAAAAATTTGGCGTCGGGGCCGGACTTAAAAACCGACGCGGCCTCCTGTTCAACGTGGAGCGGTTCCAGGCCGTTGATCTCCCGCATGAGGTTGGTGGTGGCCTGCATCGTCTCTTTCGTCACCCGCGGAAACGCCTTCCAGGATTCCGTGTCGGGATTGAGCGAGTAGGTGGGATGGCCCTTGACCGTGATGATGCGCAGCACCCGGCGCGCGTGCAGACGTTTCAATACCTTCACCACGTCCGGCGTGCCGATGCCCGTCAGGTCGGTGAAGAAACGAAGCTGGGGAAAAATGATATCGGCGCGTTGCCAACCATAAGTTTTTTCCAGGATGAGCTCAGCGAGTTGGAGTTCGCGGAAATTCAAATCGTGCCGGCGGAGTTCCATGCGGAGAATGGCGCCACGCACGCGCCACTCGTCGGCGACGATCCGTGGACAATGCGCACAGATCAGTTTTGGTTCGGCGGGACAGGCTTCTTGGCATGGGGCAGGATTCATCGTGTGCTCCTTGTTCCGTTTTCGCGCTGGAGTTTTTCCCGGACGGCAGCCCGGATGAATTTGGAACGGTCCAGATCAAGCCGCTTCACGCAATGATCCATGGACTCGACAATGGCGGGATGCATGAGGACCAAAACAGCCTTGCTTGATTCTTTTGTTATTTTGTCGCTCATCTGCCGACATATAACCAGCATATAACGAGTATGTCAAAATAATTCTTTAATAATTTTCTGGCGGGGTTCTAATGTGGGTGAAATGCAAACTCAGCCAAAGCGGAATCAGGTGCTTGTGCCGGTTCCCATGTCGCCAAAATTCGTCGCGGCGCTGCAAGAGAAATTGATTAAGCTGGGTAAATCAAACCGTGCGGATTTCATCCGGGATGCGATTTTGGAGAAGTTGAAAAACGAAGGGGAGCCAATCGATCCGGCCATCGCGGCGGCCCCCTCCCGCGCCGGCAAGGGCGGCCGCCCCACCCACGCTCCAAAGCCGCCTAATTGCGCCGCCAAAGCCAGCGAGGAAATGAAGGAGAGGCTGTGGGATATGCTGAAGGATCAACTGGCGCGGCAGCGCCGGTCTCGCCGGCCAGTTTAGCGCGCACCCGCTTCATGCACTTGGCTAGTAGCATCTGGAGTTCGAGCAAATCCTCGGGGGTGTTGTTTTCTTCGATCAATCCATTCAGGGATGTTCCAATGTCGTCAGGGTCTTTCATTTGATTTCTTGCCGTTGCGGGCCAAAAAATGGCGCGGCCCAATCACTCGCCAGTCAGGGGTATCACGCCCTTGGGAGCAAGCAACCAGACCGCGCCGATGGGTGCGATACAGGCTGGCTCCGATTCAATGTGATACTTTGACTGGCCAACCGACCGCAAATCTGGACAGAGGCTAGACGAAATCCGGGCGCGCGCTAAACAAAAATTGGCATTCGATGGATATATTTTACCTGCCGCGTCCAGATATTCCGCTTGATTGTTCTGCCAAAACCCTGCTGATATGTGCCAAGGAAAACACACCATGAAAAACGGGATTTTGGTTTTATTGCTGGCTGCCGGATTGGTGGCTTGCTCACGCGAGGAGGTAGATCGCGTCCAATTAAAAAAACCAATGAAGGTGGAAAGCCAACTAGCCCCGGTCCCTGCCATCCCGCAGGCCCCCGAAGCAGCAACAGACGACCTTCGGGAAATTTACCTTCAAGCAGCGGCGGCGGTCCGTGAAAAATTAAAATCGCCCAGCACCGCAAAATTCCCCGGCAGCTATGATGCCTCTTCCAAGATGGATCCCTATGGCTATCACCAATGGATTGTTTCTGGCATCGTGGATGCGCAGAATGGTTTTGGCGCGATGATCCGCTATCAGTGGGCCGCGGTGATGGTGAAGAAAGGAAGTTGGTTTGCCGCTTATATCGAGATTGGTGATTCAAAATTTGGAATCATGCCGGTGTCTTTGCCGTTTCCGCTCACACCCCGCCAGATCGCCGCCGCGAAAGCTGAAGCCGAATACGCCAAAGAAGTCGCTGCAAAAAACAATGCTGCAGCTCTATCCCGCGCGCTTGCGAGTAATCAAGCTGCCGCTGACAAGGGCGATGCTTACGGGCTGCTGCGCATGGGCGAACGCTATCGCGACGGCGACGGTGTGGCGCAGGATCTGCCGACGGCCCGCGCCTATCTCACCAAGGCCGCCACCGCCGGCTCGCCCAGCGCACAGGCCGCATTGGATAAGTTGCCGAAGTAGGGTGCCGGTCAAATTGAAAGCTGCTTTCAATTTGGTGACCCATTCCGGCAAATGCGAAGCAGCTTCGTATTTGAGACCCATTCCGGCAAACCGGCGTTGGGTGTTCGATTTTTCTTGGTGCCGGCGCGCCTTTGTGGTTAGAGTGGCCGGGTAGTTGATGGTCTTCGCGGTTCTTCCCCTTTGGTAATTTCCTCGCTGTTTTCGCGCTGTTCGCCGCGCGCGCTTACGTCTTTTCCCGCCCCCTGCAAGGATGTCGCTGCATTAACCGCCAAGGCACTAAACGCGCCAAGGCAAACCAAAAAAGAAAGACATCCCATGAAAAAAACATTCGTTCTCTTCGCTCTATGTCTCTGTGCCTCGGTGGTAAAGCTTTCCGCCCAAACCAATCAAGCCTCGAACCTGCTTGGCGATATCGGCACCCCGACGATCAGCGCCGGCCTGCAGCAGATCTATGACGCCGCGCTCGGCTCCACCAACTTCGCGGTGCTCACCGGCGGCGGCCGCAGTCTGAAGGGGAAGAACAATCTGGCGTTTGTGGATTACATCTACAACTTCAACCAGAACGCCGGCCTGGTGCTCGGCTACGATTACACCTGGACGGGCAGCGCCAAAAAATTCGAGCCAGGCAACCTCAACTTCGTCAAGGGCGGTTTCACCGTGAACGCGGACATCAAACCGTTCCGGAATTTCGGCGCGACGAATTTCACGATCAAGCCGTTCGGATCGGTGCTGATTGATTCCAGCGGCGGCCAGGTGGGGCAGATCGTGGTGGCCGGCGTGGATTATCAGGCCGCGGCATTCTGGGGCTGCAAACTGAACCTCGGCGGTTTCTATGAAAACCGGTCTGGCGGCAACAGCGCGTTTGACGGGGCCTATCTCTGCGGCCACATCGCCATCAGCCGGGGCTTCTAATATCCAATTTTTTAAACACCAAGACACCAAAAACATGAGTGCCACCATGCGCGCAAAAATGCAGGTCTCCCAAGTCACCGACTTCGGCGGGAATAACCAACAGGTGAAGATGGCTCCCGTCTGCAGCAAGGCTTTCGGTCCCAATGGCGAGAGCGAAGATAATTCCTACGCCCGCTGGTCCCCGAGTGGTTCATTGGAGCTGACCATCACCAACCCGGATTTGAAAGATAAGATCAAGCCCGGTCAGAAGTTCTATGTGGACTTCACCGAAGCTGCTGAGTGACCAATGAAGTCCCACTTCACCAACGAGCTGGAATTGCATCCGCTGCCGGACGGGCGGAACTTCCGGTTGGCGCATGTGTTCGGCCTGTTCACGCCGGCCACGGGGCTGATCGTGGTGCCGGCGGGCTTCATCACGGACCTGGCCAGCATCCCGCGTTTGTTTTGGAACATCCTGCCGCCGTTCGGCAAATACACCGCCGGCGCCGTGATCCATGATTATCTCTACCGCACGCGCCTGGTCAGCCGGGCCCTCGCCGATCGCACGCTGCTGACCGGCATGAAGCTGGGCCGCGTGCCGTTCTGGCAGCGGCTGGTGATCTATTGGAACGTGCGGATCTTCGGCGGCTTCGCCTGGCGCGATGATGCCCGGCACCTACCCAAGCCCACGGTGCGGGACTCTGGCGAGCCGTATCGCGGTCATCATTACATGTCGCGCCATGATTGATACGAACCTCATCAATCAGACGGGCGAGGTGGTGAAGGCGGCGCATGAGCAGCTCTCCGCCAACTGGCCGGCCATCTGTGCGGCGGCCGTGCTCATCGCCCGCGAATTAAAGAATTTCAACGCCTGGCTGGCGGGTGTGGCCGGCTTTGTCATCCAGCATGGCGGCCTCGGTTGTTTGCTTTGGAAACTACTCTGGAATCCACCCGCGAAAAAATCTCAACCATCAAATCCCCAACTCGCAACTGACGCATGATACTTGCCCAAGCCGACATTCAAAACCTGCCCGCCGGCTGGTTGAAATACATGATCATATTCCTGATTGTCTCCGCGCTCGTCTCGGCGGCGCTCGTCGGGGCGATAATGGCCGTGCTGCAATATTTTCAGAGCAAGCGCGCCGCCACGGAATCCCAGGAGCGGGTGCTCTCGCCGCAGCCATTCATCATCGCCATGCAAAAGGAGTTCGCCGGCAAACACGAGTTTGATCTCCACGTGGCCGCCAACACGATCGAGCACAACAATCTTTTTTCCAAGATCGGCGGCGTGGAGCGCGGCCTGCGCGAAGAGGACAAGCAGATCCGGAAGGACATGACCGATAAATTCGACGCCATCAGCCGTGCGCTCGGCCGGATCGAAGGAGAATTGAAACGCGATTAATCATGAACCTAACGAACGAACAGAAAGAGGACCTCCGCCACGGCGTGCGCACCGCGCTGGTCATCCGCCACCCGGCTGCGCTGGCGCCGCGCCAGCTCTGGCGCGCGGTGAAGAAGGATCTGGATTTTATATTTGAGGAGGCCGATGTGATCGCCGCGCTGGAAATGTTGCGTGGCCTGAACCAGGCGGACTTCACCCTGGACGAACTGGGCGGCAATAAATATTGGCGGGCCACCGCCGCCGGCGTCCTCGCCGAAGAACGGTCTTGAACTTATGAACCTTCAACCTTCAACCATCAACCTCCAACCAAGCTGATGGCTGCGCGCGTTGGAAAAATCGCCCGTCTCCCCGCAAAGATCCGCGAGGAGCTGAACCAGCGGCTGCTCGATGGCCAGAGCGCCGGCAAGATCCTGCCCTGGCTGAATGCCCTGCCCGAAGTAATCAAGGCGCTGGATGAGGACTTTGAAGGGCTGCGCATCAACGATCAGAATTTGAGCGACTGGCGGACGGGCGGCTTTGTGGACTGGCAGAAATCGCGCGAGCGGATCACGCGCACCCGGGAGCTCGCCCAATACGCCGCGCAGCAGTCGCGGGCGGACCGCGGCAGCATCGCGTCCGGGGCGGCCAGCATCGCCGCCGGGCACCTGCTGGAAATGCTCGAAGCGGTGGATGAAGCCACCGGCACCAAGATCACGCCGGAAGCGCTGTTGAAAATCGCGCAGGCGGTTTCCATCGTGCGGGTCGGGGATCAGAACGATGTGAAGCTGGCGCAGGAAAAAAAGAAGATCAAACAGAAGGATGAGCAGATCCAGTTGGAGCGCGAAAAATTCCAGCGTGAGACGGCAGAGATTGCGCTCAAGGTTCTGAGCGATGACCGCGCCAAGTCCATCGAGGCCGGCACCGGCACCAATGCCGAGAAACTGGATCTGATGGGTAACCACATCTTCGGCGACTTGTGGACGACCGCGAAACGCATCCGCGACCAGAAGCCCGGCGCCGGAGGTCAGAAATGATCTCGAACCATTTACCGCTGCAATGCGGCTTCGTAAGCCATGAGAGCGGGCGGCCCAGCCGCCTCGTATCCTCCCCCTTTGTTGCAGGGGGTTCCATCTGCACGGACCAGAGAGATCCATGGAAGTCCGTCCTATAATTTATGGAGCGTCGCGCTTATCAACAATCTGCCCTCAACGAATACGTCACTTCGTTGCTGCGGCTTTGGGCCATCCTCTGGGAACGCCAGGCGGGCAAGAGCACCACGTTCGCGGATCTGGCGCTGTTGGAGATGATGCTGAACCCACACCGCACGGTGGTCTATGGTTCCGCGTCGCTGCTGCTCGCCCAGGAAATCACGCTCAAGGCCGCCATCCGCACCGGGCAGACGGCGCGCGAGCTGGTGGAGGCGGATGCCCGGCTGCTGCAAAACTTCGCGGCGGTGGCCGCCACCCAGGTCGGTGACAAGCTCAATTTCCAGACGGCCAACGCCGAGACCGACAAGCTGCTGCCGAAATTGAGCGAGGCGGATTTTGCGCAGCTCTTCCAGGATCAGAAACTGGAGTTCCGGGTCTATCACGATCGCACGGCTTATTCGCGCACCAAGGTCATCGCGCCGAACATCGCCACGGCGCGCAGTTGGAGCGGCACGGTGCTGCTGGATGAAATCGCGTTCATTCACAACTTGCGCGAGCTCATCACCGCGCTCCTGCCCATCATCAGCACGAATAAAACCTACAAGCTGATCCTGAGCACCACGCCGCCGGAGTTTGATGACACGCATTATTCGTTCGAGCTGCTCGCGCCGCCGGCGGGTCTGGAGTTCCAGCCGAATGCGGCCGGCAACTGGTATGAGAGCGAGAACGGAATCCGCGTGCACCGCGCCGATGCGTTCGACACGAATCTGGCGGGTAAAAAGATTTACGACCTGAAGACCAGCGCGGAAATCAGTCCGGAGGAAGCCTTCGCCAAAGCGCCGAACAAGGACGGCCACAAGATCGCGCACTGGCTGGTCTGGACGATTGGCGGCGCGGCGGCCTGTGATCTGCTGCGGTTGAAGGTGGCGCAAGAGCGCGGGGCCGCCACCTGCCAGAATTTTCAAATCGACAGCGACCTGGACATGGTCAAGGCCATTGTCTGGCTCGCAGCGCATATTGATCCCGTTGCGCCCGTCGGCATCGGCTTCGACGTGGCCACGACCACCAAAGGTAAAAGCAATCCCTCCGTGGTCAGTGTCGTGGAAGAGCATGGGCCGGAGGCGATCGTGCGGGCTCGCTTCGTATGGAAGACCAAAGATCCGGACATTGCCAACGAACGCCTGGATAAAATCATCGCGTGCGTGGCCGGTCGTCCCGGTGGTCGCGCCCGGGCGCTCGCGCAGGATGCCACCAACGAAAAATATTATGCGGAAGCAAATCGCAAGATGCTGCGCGCCGCGCTGCCGGTGCTGCTCATCGTCGCCAGTGAAAGCGTGGACAAGCCCGGACTCGACAAGCCCACCAACTACAAGGAATGGCTGGGTGATGCGCTGGTGGATAAGCTGAACGACAACAATCTCACCCTGCCGGGCGATACCTATACCCGGCAGGATTACCGGCTGGTGATGAAGGATCGGGGCCGGTTTGTGTGTGAGCCGAATGAGAACGGTATGCACGGCGACACCTTCGACGGCGATAAGCTCGGATTGCATGCCCTTAAAGGGGGTGCCGGTCGGACCATTGTCCCGGGCTTTCGTGCAGACGTCTATAATCCGCGGTCGGTGGTCGCGCCGCCACCCCGCATTTTGGCCGATAAGACCTCCGCCGCCGGCTTATGACGACCCCCTCTAAAATGCCCCAGGACGATTCGGCGCACCGAAGACACGTCCCAGCACCCCTAAATCAAGCCTACCCGGGCGCGAGGCGCGGCGGATTGATCGTGGCGCGTGCCCTAAATCAAAAACCGACCCATTCCGCCGGAGTCCGGCCTCCCATTATTTAAAAAACATGAAAACTTTAAAATTATTCGGCGTCCCGGTCGCCAGCTTCGGGGAAGCTAAGTCATCGGTTCCTAATGGTGGCCGTCCGCCAGGACTGCCAGCGCTGAGTATCAATCCGCAGTTGGGTGCCCGATACGAACCCAGCAACATAACCCAGACCGCCACGGCCGCCGAGATCCAGAACGCGATCCGCGAGGCGGAGAATGGCCAGACGTTTAATCTGTTCCGTTTTTACCGCGACGTGCTGATGTCCGACAACCATATCCAGGCGGAAATCAACGCGCGCAAACTGGCGTTGCTCGCCCAACCGCTCGCGATCATGCCCAAGGATAAGAAAAATCCCGATGACGTGAAGCTCGCCGCCGCGTTCACCCGGGCCGTGGCTGATTGTCAAAACTGGCGCGATGGTCTGAATGCCTTGATGGATTCCAACTGCGGCTGGCCGGTGGCCATTGTGGAAAAGATCATGCAGTCGGCCGGGGAACCGAACGGCGAAGAGCCGCCGCTGCAATACACTTTGAAACGCCTGGTGCCGGTGAATCCGCAGGTGCTGTGCTATCAGTGGGCCTATCAGATCGGCGGCATCGGCTCCGGCACGGCCTCGGCCATCCAGCAGATCCAGACGCCGGCCAACGGGGTGAACCAGACACCATATATAATGGATGTGAACCGCTGGGAGCCGTATATCAAGCTCTGGCCCATCGCGGAGAATGGCCGGATCGTCTATGACGCCGCCCATGCGCAGTATCTGGATGAAAGCCGGCACATGGTTCATCGCGGTCACCTGCTGACCGGGTTCCGCGACAACTGGGGCGGTCCGATGCGTTCCATCCTGTTCTGGTGGTTCTTCCGGAATCTCGGCCGCGAATGGTTCGGTAACTTCATGCAGCGGTTCGGCACGCCGTTCCCCGTCGGCTACACCGACGCCACGGATGCCGCCGCGGTGAACTTGTTGCGCGAGGCGTTCGACATGGCCAAGACGCTCGGCGGTTTGGTGGTGGATGAATCATCGCGGATCGAATTGAAAGAGGCGATGGTGGCCGGCGGCGCGCAGGGGCACGAAACCTTCCACAACATCTGCAACAACGAAATCTCCAAGCTCATCACCGGTCTGGATGCGAGCAGCAAGCCGGCCGGCCTCAATGCCGGGGCGAACCAGATGCAGACCAGCGTGCGGGAAGATTACCGGATGTTTGACCAGGCGAGCCTGGCGGAAACGGTGAACAAGCAGCTTGTCATTCCGTTCCGGGATATGAACGGACTCAAGGGTCAAATCAAACTCGTCTGGGGCGGCCTGAGTGATGCCGACGCCGCGACCTTTGCGGACTTCCTGATGAAAATGAACACGTCCGGTTGGACGCCGACGGATGCCGCCATCCCCACCATCGAGGAGCGGACCGGTCTGCCGTTCCAACGTGTAGCCGTGCCTGCGCCCGCGATGCCCGGCAACGGGAATGAAGTGGATCCCGACACTGATGAAGATCCCGACACCGATGAAGATCCCGGCACGGAAGAAGATCCTGCCAGCGAAAAAACCGGCAGCGGAAAAGATCCAAACAAACTGAAATCTTTCAGCGCCACCCCGTTCACCGTGTTCGCAGCGACGTCGAAAGAGCATCCCAGTCCGGTGGATCAGATCGTCGCGCAACATTCCGCCGCCCTGGCGTCGGCCTTTCGCGGCGCGCTCGCGCCGGTCCGGCAGATCATCCTGAGCAGCACCTCGCGCGCGGACTGCGAAAAGAAACTGAAACTGTTTTACGCGGATTGGAATCCGACCCGCGTGAACGACATCCTGGAAGAGGCGCTGCAGGTATGCGCCGCCACCGGGGCCGCAAAAGGAGCGGAGAAGAAGTGAACCCCACCATCGAACATAATTTCAAATATCATCCGCCCGTCGGCAACGCCGCGGACAAACATGCAGCCGTGCGCGCCAAAGCCAAAGAGCTGGCGTTGCTGATTGATGAATCGCTACCACCGGCGGCCGGTCGCGAAAAAGCAGCGGCGATCACCAAGTGCGAGGAAGCGATGATGTGGGCTTGTGCCGGCATCGCTAGGCATTCGGAATAAGCGGTCCGTGCATTAAATGGACTCCGACTTCACACCTTCACCGCACAAGGAAGCGGTCGCGTTGCTCACCGGCAAACCGGTGGTGAGCAGCAAGGTGTTTCGCGCGATACTGCCCGAGCTGCGGGCCCGCGTGTTCACCATCAGCGGCATCGCCGGCGCGAACGTGTTGCAGAGTGTTCGCGACTCCATCGCGACCATCCCGCAGGGCTCGCAAACGTGGGATGAGGCGAAGGCCGACATCGTGGACCAGTTGGATCCGTTCCTTGGCGACGGCGCGGAGATCCGGGCGGAAATGATTTTACGCGTGAATGCGTTCCAGGCGTTCAGCGCGAGCGTCTGGCGCGTGGCCCAGGCCGACGACGACACCACGCACCTGCAGTATCTCCATGGCGAATGCCGCGTGCCCACCGAATCGCATCTGGCGCTCAACGGCGTGATCCTGCCCAAGGACGATCCGTTCTGGGATACGCACTTTGGACCGTGGGGGCATCTCGGCTGCGTGTGTTACGCGCGCCCGATGAATCCGGATATGGTGGACGATGCCCGGGCAAAGGATGAGGAGTCGAATAATCCCGAAGATGCGAACGTGATCGAAGGCCCGGCGCTGAAGCAACTCCGCAACGGCACCCTGCTGCGCGGCGGCCAGCGGCACGACGTGAGCGCTCCGGATGATCCGTCGGCCTTCCAATGGCACCCGGATAATCTGGGTGTCTCGATGAAGGATCTGCGCGCGAAGTATGATCCGGAAATCTTCCAGCAGTTTGAAGAGCGGGCTCGCAACACGCCGCTTGCGCAAGGCGGCACCTTGTGGACGCACCTCGATAAATAAAGTTGTATGGCAAGTGTTGGATTCAAAATCACGCGCAACGACATTTCGCCCAAGCTCACCAAGCTGGCGAACGCCGCCAAGAATCCGGAAAAGGTTTTTCGCACGATGGGCACCACGTTCATGAGCATCACCATGGGCAACTTCAACGACGTGGGCAGCGATTACCGGCCGCACGCCTGGGCCAACAAAAAAGACGGCACGCCCAGCAAGCTGCAAAAGTCCGGCGCGCTCTCGCGCAGTTTCCATCTGGCGGTCACCCGCGACGCGGCGAAAGTTTCCAACCCGATGATTTATGCGGCCGCGCATCAGTTCGGTTATGAGAAGGGCGGCCTGCCGCCGCGTCCGTTCTTTCCCGTGGAAAACGGCCAGCTCACGCCGAAGGCGGAAGAGAAGATTATGCGCGCCGGCCAGCGGGCCGTTGAAAGACAAGTTGAGTGATTGGTCGAATGGTTAAACAAGTGATTCGTGAAGCGGGGATGGCGACTAATTTAACCATTTAACTTTTCAACTAATTACTTTCGGCGCTCGCGCCGGATGGGTGTCGGATTTTTCTTGGTGTCAACGCGACTTCGTGGTTAAGTAATCCCGCGTCCCGGTGCTGCCTTCTTCATGGTGGCCGTCTGCAAAGACTTTTCCCCACGGTAAATAATCTTAGCCCTTTTCGCGCTGTTCGCCGCGCTCGCTTACGTCCTTTCCCGGGACGTGGAATGATGCGCCCACAGTGATTGCGACCAGCGACATCAAGACATTCAAAGCCATCTCCAACGGCGCGCTCAAAGGGGCGGCGTTGCCGACGCGGTTGAAGGTGTTCGGCTGGGGCGACAACGAAACGATTGACGGAACCTACCGTGCCGGCGATAAAACTTCCGCGCAGCTTTCGGCGAATCAGAAGCGGCTGGGGTTTGAGCGGGTGGCGATTGACTTCAACCATTGCACCGTGCCGGGCACGGACACGCACAAGGCCCTGATGGAAGCCGGCCAGCCGCCGCTCATCTTCGGTTACGGACGTGTGCACCCGATCGCGGGCGATGGCATTTATCTGGAGGACATCACCTGGACGCCGCTCGGCGTGCAGCACGCGCGCAACTTCGAGGACCTTTCCCCGGCGCTCAAGGACGACAATCGCGAAGTCACGATGGTTCATTCCGTCGCCCTCACTCCGAACGGCAAAGTCACCGGCCTGCAATTCTTTTCTGCGAACAACAACGACAACCACCAAAATCAAATGACTGATAAATTCCTCTCGCTCGCCGTTCTGGCCGGCCTGCTCGGCCTGAAGACCGATGCCGATGAAGCCGCCGTCACCGCCGCGCTTTCCGCCCGGCTCAAACCCGATGCCAATCTCACGGTTCTTTCCGCGCTGATCAAAGACGGCAAGATAATCATCGTTGATGATGTGACGTCGCTCAGCGACCGCCTCAAGAAAATCGAGGAGGCCGGCACCAAGAGCATCGCCACACTTTCCGCCACCATCAACGGCAAGGTGCACACCTTCAGTGCCGAGGACGTGGTCAATGTCGTCAGCCGCCTGGACGCGCTGGAAAGCAAGTTCACCGCCGGCGAGACCGCCGTGCGCGAGACGGCCGTGGAAGCGATCGTCAAAACCTTCAGCGCCGACGGCAAGGTCCCGCTCAAGGCCGATGGGACCGCTTACAGTGCCGACGAGCTGAAGAAGCTCGACCTGGGCACGCTGCAGATTCTCAAGGCGAACACGCCGGTCACCGTGGCGCTCTCTGCGCGCGGCCTCACCAGCCAGACGGGCGAAAAGAAAACCCAGTTCCGTGACGCGAACGGCAAGGTGGACCTCGCCGCGCTCCTGGACGCCGAAGCTGCCGCCAACTGAACACCTGAATCCATCAAACATCCATTAATCAAAAATTAAAATAATATGGCTAAAATCTTCTTAACTGCGGCGGATCTCGCCGCGCGCCGGGGCACCGACAAGGAAATCGGGCTCGTGCAGCAGATTGTCTCCACCGCGCCCGAAATCGCCGTGCTCTCCGGCCGGCCGATTCTCGGCACCAGCACCACGGCCCGCGTCCAGATCGGCATCAGCCAGGGCGGCGCGTTCCGGGCTTTCAACAGCGGCGTCATTCCCGGCGCCGGCGCTTACGAGCGCCGTCGGTTCGAGACCTTCTTCTTCGATTCGCATCTGTCGATCGACGAGGCGGAAGTCATCGCGGCCGCGCAGGACGGCGACAGCATCGGCGATCTGCAGGCCGACGAAGTGGCGGGTGCCATGCAGGACAAGGCGATCAAGTTCAGCCAGCAGTTCTATGCCGGCCTGGGCAACAACCCGGCGGGCTTCCCTGGCCTGAAGGACATCCTCAAAATCTACAATGGCAACGGCGTGGCCGGTGCCGGCGTGGTGGATTCCCGCACGGGCAAGCCGATCATCAATTACATTGATGCCGGCGGCAGCAGCGGTGCGACGGAATGTGTCTGGTATGTCTGGAATGCGCCGCAGGCCATCAGCTTCCTGTTCGGCGGCAATCAGACCGTGGACATGAAACCGTGGGTCTGGCAATACGTCACCGACCCGGCGAACCCCAAGGCACAGCTCCGTAAGAACATCACGAACATCTCCGGGTTCCTCGGTCTCTCGGCTGCCCATCCCTGGAGCGTGGCGTGCATCAAGAACATTGATGCCACGCATCCCTGGACTGACACGCTGAGCGCCAAGCTCGATGCGCTGATCCCGTCCAACATCCTGTATACGCATTGCTTCGCGACGAAGCGCGCGATCGGCGGCTTGCAGCAGTCCCGTTCTGTGGCCATCCAGGCGAACTCGGGCGTCGGCAACGCCAAGAACATCGCGAACATCTCGCAGGTGCCCACGCAGGATATCAAGGGCATCCCGATCATCGCGACCGACGGCATCCAGTTGAGCGCCGCGTTCTGAGCCTGATTGAAATTCACAATGCGGGAAGTGACTAACCGCGCTTTTAACTAACAATAAAAATTCCACTGAAACTGACCATGAACTTTAAAAAAATTATTCTTTCCCTGACTGTGCTGGCCGCCGTCGTCCTCGGTTCCCTCTCTGCGCTGGCGCAGCCATATATCACCAACACGGCGACCGCCAACGGCGCGTATCTGCCCAATGCCGCCGCCGCCAATGCCTACCCGGCGTATGTGGTGCGCAGCTCCCAGTTGAACATGGGCCTCCAGGCCGGCACGTTCACGACCGTGAGCGGTGGCCTCTACACGAACACGTTCAACACCACCTACGTTTACACGGCGGTGCCCATTGTCACCGCCACCCAGACCGGCGCCACCGGCACGGTCACCAACCTGGTGACGAGCACCACGCTGACCAACTTTATCTACCAGTCCGGGGCGGTGGGAACGGTGGTCAATTACACGGTCATCGGGCGCTGACTTATTTTCTTAACTCCAAAACTATCAACTCTCAAATTGTTTAAAACATGAAAGACGCAGCCTTACATCTCGAAGTCAACCTCCCCGCCGCCAACGCGAATGTCAGCACCGGCACGCTCGATCTGGGCGTGGATGTGTCCGGGTTCTCTGACCAATGGCGCCTCGGCCGGTTGAAGCTCAGCGTGCCGGCCTTGCCCGCCCTGACCGACAACACCAAAACCATCACCGTGGATCTGCAGGATTCCGGCGACGGCGGCGCAACGTTTGCCAACACCCAGCCCCGCATCCAGGCGACCATCGTCGGCGTCACCGCCACCGGCCCGGCCGCGCAGGTGATCGACATGCCGCTGCCGCCCGGGTTGCGCGGTCCGATCCAGTTGCTCGTGGCCGTTCCGGCCAGCGCGGGCGACAGCACCGCGCAGGTGCTCAAGGCCGACTGGGCCAACGAATAAACCAGCCACGCTTTTGCGACCACGTCGTCATGACGCGGACGCGTGGTTGTCAAATCCGAGCGGGCGGTGGTTAGTGCATTTTCCGCCGTCCGCTTTTTAATCTCAATCAATGCACACCCAATAAAAATGCAAAACCAATCTTCAATTCCGCCGTGGCTGGCCGCCGAAGTCGCGGCCTACGATCTCGACCTGGTCCCGCCGCCCAACACCATCCTGGACATCGGCGCCAACATCGGCGCGTTCTCCCTCCATTATGTCCGCAAATGGCCGGCGGCGCAGATCCTTGCCTTTGAACCGGTGCCCGCCAACTACGAACAGTTGCTCCGCAACACCGCTCACTTTCGCAACATCAGCCCCACCAATGCCGCCGTTCGTAATTTCTCCGGCCGGGCGGATATTTTTCTGGGTGATGTCGGGGTTACCTGCAGTTTCCATCAGCGCGGCCGGCAAACGTCGCTGACCGTTCCGGTGGATTGTTCCAACGTCCGCCAGATTCCGTCCTGCGAGCTGGTGAAGATCGACACCGAAGGCTGTGAAGTGGAAATTTTGCGCGGGCTGGATTTCGGATCCGTGCGCGCCCTGGTCTGCGAATATCATGCCGCGGCGGACATCCCCGAAATCAAGGAGCTTTGTTGGAATGGCGGCCTGCTGCTGTTGGAATCCATCCCTGCCAGTGCCGAGCATGGCGTCTTGAAATTCGCCCGCCCGAATACCGGGGTCTCCCTGCCGGTGAAGCAAGACTCTGTCGAGTCCAAATCAAAAATCTTTGTCGCCTTGCCGATCAATCGCGAAGTCACCGCGCCGACGGCCATGGCGCTGCTGCGCCTGGCGGCGCGCGGCATCACCGGCACCGTGCGGTTCAACAACGGCGACGGCGTCTCGCGCAGCCGCAACCGGCTCACGGCGGATTTTCTCGCCGGCGACTGGACGCATCTGCTGTTCATTGATTCGGACATTGATTTCACCGTGGCGGATTTTGACCGGATCACCTCGCATGACGTTCCCGTGGTGGGTGGGCTTTATCCGTTGCGCAGCCCGGATGAGTTGGAATGGTGCGCGAACGGTCTGGTGCCGCCGCCGCCGATCCGGCCGGACGGTTTGCAGGCTGTGAAGTATATCGGCACCGGTTTCCTCTGCATCGCGCGCGACGTGTTTGTGCGCATGATCGGCGAGCTGGGGGAACAGATCGAATACACCAGCGACCTCGGGGCCCGGCGGACCGAATGGGATTTCTTCCCGCACGGCGTCTATGAATATCGCGACGGCAGCAAACGCTATCTGAGCGAGGACTGGTATTTCTGCCAGCGCTGGCTGGATCTCGGCGGCGAGGTGTTCGCCGACACGCACGTCCTGCTGCAGCACGTTGGCCAGGCCAGCTACCCGCTGCCGCATCAGCAAAAACAATTCCTCGCGGACCAGCAACCCCACGCCCGTTAAAATGTATATCAGCCAACAACAGGTCATCGACGAGTTCACGCAGGCGCGCTTGAATGATGCGCTCGATGACGACGGCGACGGATCGCCCGATGAGGGATTGCTGGATCGGATCATCGCCGCCGCTCAGCTTGCCGTGGACGGCTTCCTGGAAGGCCGCTATCTGGTGCCGCTCTCGCCCGTGCCGAGCCTGGCCAAAGAGGCCACGCTGATTTTCGTCTGCGAGAAGATTTACGAGCGCCGCCGCCAGGGCCCGGATGAGACCAACCCCTTCAGCAAGCGGGCGAACGATTTTCGCGCGGAGCTTAAGGCCGTGAGCGACGGCGAGAAATCCATTGCCGCCACGCTCAAGCCCGCCTTCAGCCCGGGCGCGATCATCGGCAAACCGTCCCGCCTCAACACCTCCACCACCTGACATGACCATCAAGGAACAAATGGAAATGGTCCAGGACGCGCTGAACGTCTGGCATAAGGGCGTGGGTGGCTCATGTAAGATCGCCAACGACGAGCCGAATCTTTTCCAGATCCTGGGTGAGGCTCCCGGCGCCCCGCGCACCGCCATTTTGTTTGACGAGGAAGATCCCCGCGATGCGGAAAACAACGACATCAGCGGCCGGGTCGATCGCAAGTTCATCATCGCGGTTTCGCGCGGGCGCGGTTTCAAACTGGAACTGGGCAAGACGCTCACGGAAGGTGTGGCCGGCGGCCTGCCGATGTTCGAGCTGGTGGAACAGTCCCGGGAGATTTTGCGCAAGTTGCGCGTGAGAGTGCGTCTGAATAATCAATTTTTGGATTGGGCGTGAAAGATAAGTGGCAGGATGGGTTGACATCCGCCTTGGGTTGCGGCGGCTCATTTTAAGCGCAGCTTCCGTTGGGGCGTGAAA